ATTAATTAATATACTCCATAATTAGTTTTTCACGGAGTCTATTAACTCCAAATTTGTCTCTCATCCAACTAAGGACGGGTGTACTTCCTTTATCCTGATTACATTTAGTACAGGCGCATACAACATTTGTTGCGACATCCTCTCCGCCACGTGCGCGAGGATGAACATGATCGATAGATAACTGACTAAGGTCATAGGTTTTTCCGCAATAGATACAAGTATGGTCAAAATGTTCCTTAATAGAGCGCCTCCACAGACGCTTAGCTTCTGGTGAGGTCATGACTATTAAGTTAAATAAGTAATCGTTAGGTGTAGGAAGTAATGGGGTCATGCGCGTCCTTTACGTGCTCTGTTTTTTGATGCTTTTTCGAGGAATGTTTTACCATTTTTCTTATGGGATACATCCTTGCCATCACCGTTACCGTAAGTTCCACGGTTACGGTTTTCTTTATTTAATGCAGATCGTTTGCTGATCTGTAATTTAGAGCTATCGTACTTTTTCTGGTAAGATTTGTAGTTACCATTAGCATATTTAGCACCGCTGTAGTTAGACTTTCGAGCCATAAAGTCTCCGTTGTACAAGTTCAGGGTCTATTTTAGGTATACTTTTAACTAAAGCATCTAATTCACTGCCTTTAGTAGCAACACCACTGATGTCATTAGTTTTCAGCCAATCACAAGCTGCTTTTAAGTCAGCAGTAGTTGCCTCACCCGATTTGATACGGGCAAGGAACTCCTTAGTGACTAAATTATGCAGATCGTTAAATTGGTCTTCAGTTGCTTTCTTTTTTGTCATTGGATTTTTCAACTTTTTTAGCTACTGGCGCTACAAGTGGTTCAATAGAATAACGAGTTTCGTTAGGTTTATTTACAAGATGTGTAACACCACGTTCTGCTTTTTCCTTGGTTAAATATGTACCTACCAAGTTACCAGTGTACAAATCAATAATTTTGTAAGTCATGTTTCGTTTACTTTGTTTGGTCCTTGAGCTTTTTTAGGCTGCTGCTTCTTCTTCCATTCGTAAGGGTTAACGTATCCTTTACCACCACCGGGCTTGTTTCTCAATGCCCCTGTGTACGAATTCTGCCTGTTGCCGTCAGTTTTGTCCATGTTAGCCATTCCTCAATGCAATTTGATCTAATTTGTTTTCAATACGTACCATATGATCTTCCATTCTGGAAACAAGAGCGGCTAAATCAGTTTTAGATACGTATTCTTGAGCTACTGTCAACTCTAAGTTATCAATGCGACGGTCTAGACCACTAATGCGATCATGAACGTTGCCTATTCTGTTATGAATTCTGTTATTTAATGCTGCGCCACCAGCAATGAGTGCAATTACAGCAGCTACTATCGATTCCATTGTTACTTAGTTGGAAATAGACCGTTTTTAATAAACTCTACAGCTTTATCATCAATATCATTATCGGTTGATTCAGCAAGTTTAGTTAGAAGATCAATGATCAATTTTTTTACTTTTTCTGAGTTAAGGAATGAAAATAGGATTGGTCGAATTAGTGTAATCATGATAGTTAGTTAGTTAAATTTAGTGGGCCAAACAGGGTTGGCGGGATCGGATGTGTTTGCAGGTAAATCACGAAGCTCTTGTCTGTAAGTTTTCAACGCGGTTGGAACGTTTGTGCCAAGCTCCTTATGTCTCACAATCTCCCAATCAGTTTCAGCGATTAGACGGTTACGTTTGGAGCGTAGCTTTGACCAATACGCTGAGTCAGGTATGCCTGGAGCTTCGTAGGTCGCCGTCGTTATCTCGCCAGTCGCGACGTTAATTGTCGTTTCAATAGCCATGTTCAGTTGCTCCAGTAACGAAGTTTTGCCACGCCACTATCATACGTGGCAGAAGAAAACGTGTTAAGCCGTATTCTGTCTAACGTAGCTCCGGCATCTACATTTCCTGCGGAAAGTATTAAATAACCGACGCTATCGTATGATCCTGCTAATTTATAAGCCCATTTATTGCTTGAAACTAAGATTAATTCTGCAAAAAAGTGATAAACAGTGGACAGGTTAGATGATGGATCTGAAAGTCCAAACCCGCTCGTAAAAGCAGTGCCCTCAGAGTTATCGCCTAGATATGCAGCAGCACATTTGTAACCAGACGTAACGTAGCCACTACTCGTCCCTACTTGGATAACGCCATCAGAGACAACGTTCTGAGAATAATCTGAAACTGCAAGTTGCATATAGTAAGTTGTTGAGGGTAGTCCTGTAAACGAAACGGTTGAGCCGCTCAAAGTTACAGGTGCTACCTCGTTGAAATTGGCGCTTAAGGCCGTTGCTGCTAGTTTATCGCTTGTAATCGAAGCATTTGCAATCTTAGCCGTAGTGACGTTAGCGTCTAAAATCTTAGCCGTAGTGACAGCATCGTCTGCAAGCTTAGCTGTAGTAACGGCACCATCTTGAATAGCACCAGTTGAAAAGTCACCACCTACAAGTTTAACAAAGTTCCACTTTTCACCATCATACTCATAAATATAATTATTGGAACCTGTAAATTGATCACCAGTTGTTGGTGAGTTTGGGAAGTTTAAAGTCATGATTATTCTGGTTTAATAGGCCAAACAGGGTTAGCAGGATCAGTTGTGTTTGCAGGTAGATCCCGTAAAGCTTGACGATAACTTTTAATATTGTTTGTAAGGGTTGCGTCAACTAACGCCAAGTAATCAGTTTCAGCAAGTCTACGATTACGCTCTGCTCGTAATTCGTTCCACGGCTGTTGAGCTTCAAGTCGTGCCAGTTCTGCATTAATTTCAGATGATGTTGGCTGTGGATCTGCGTGATCGTAAAGAGTGATCTTATCTTCCACCATCGCTACCTGTGCTCCAGGGCGCAGAGAAATGACTGCATCAATTGGTTGAATAATCATGCTGCTACCTCCAAAAGAGTAATTGTTGATATACCTTCACCTACCTGATATGTCACTGTAGATGTTCCGTAACTACGTCCCTGAGTTTTATAGGTTATGGCGCTCGTTGTACTTGGAGAGTCGAGCATCGTAATAGTGCCTCTTCCATAAATACTCTGAAATGCGGTTGAGCCGTTTTGCGAGTAATATTCGTAATCGCCAACTGTAGCGGGAGCCTCGTCTCCAGTAGGGACGTAAACCACTGTTGAGTCTCGCAATATTCTTATTCCGTGACCGGCATAGCCGGCCGGACTTGAACCGCTGACCGCTTTATAAGCTTGATTTACAAGGACAAGTATTTTGCTGGAAGCAGAGGTTGGCGTAATTGATGCGCTCAGTGTGGTATCAACATAAGTAGTATTCGTATTGCTTGTGGATGTGCCTGTTGTACCGTAAACAACTTGCAGGATATTCCCCGCAGTTGCTAGTCGATAAGTTTCAGAAAGCTTTGCAGGTGTAACACTAGCGTCTGCTATCTTAGGTGTAGTAACAGCACTATCTAGAATCTTAACTGTAGTTACACCATCATCTGCAATACCACCAGTCCAGTTTGGACTCATTTCTACCCACTGTGAACTATTAGTATCAACATAGTAGACAAAAGTTTTACCAGAATCAGAGTCATACCAAATCAAACCATCAGTAGGATTTGCAGGTGGTGAATCGCCTGAACTTGTTGTAGGTAATACTTCACTCCAAACGTCATTTTTCCGTACGTATTGTTTACCATCAGATGGTGCTTCCTCTGTATAATCAATAGAAAGCTTAGCAGGAGTAATCGCTGCATCAGCTACTTTTGCTGTAGTAACATTTGCATCTGTTATTTTAGCTGTAGTTACACTGTTATCAGCTAATTTAGATGTAACGACCGCGCCATCTGCTATTTTTGAAGTAGTAACAGAATCATCAATAACACCAGTGGCTACAAATTCATCAAATTCATTTAATAGCTCTTGGTTGATAAATAATGCTTGATCAAAATTATCGTTTAGATCCGGTGCAGGTATGGATGAACCTGAGAAAAATCTTGATAAAGTAGCGTCGGGATTTGTTTCCCTAAAAATTCTTACTGCTGTACCGTTAGCAGGTGCTGTATTAAATGTAATAAGTGTTGGTGTAGTCTCAGTTACAGTAAATGCAGTAGTAAGGACTTGGTTTAAAGATACTTTAATATCTGTTGTAGACAGAAACGGAAATGTAAATACAAATTGAGTATCACTCCCGTTTGCTGTGTATTTGTTTTCAGTTGTTGCCATAGTTAGTTACGAGTGTTTAGAATTGAATCGTCAAAAGGTTCACCAACTATATTGGCTTCTTCTGTTAGTTCTTTTTGAACTTGGCGTAGCTCAAGTGCAGCATACATATCTGCATCCATATCTGCAAAGGCAAAGTTTTCTGCTTGGCGTCTAGCCTCAGATAACCTAGCATGTATATCATGCCATTTTTTTAGAGATACTTCATCTGATTTATAACCTTGGTTACGCATTTCACGTAGCTTCTCAATACTCTTCCAATCACCTGCATCACGCATAATTTCTTGGATAGCTTCTTTAAAGAATCCACGCTCACCCATTAAACGAAATAGTTCAGAACGTTCAGGAGCAGTTAGTTTAACACCATCTTTAGATCTAAAGTTAGTGTTTATATCAAACTCCATATCTTGTAAGAACTTTTCTTCAGGTGTTTGTTCTGCATGAATTTTAATTGGACTATAAGCATTCCATACACGTTGCATGAAACTATAACCATTAGGTTTCTCACCAGTCACTGGACTGTAGATATAAGGCTGTCTGTTTGAAGGATCAAGTTCACCAACAAATCTATTACGGTTCTCAAGTTGTGACATAAAATCACTCTCGACTTCCTTTAAACCTTCACTTAAAATACGACTCCATTCTCCACGTTGCGAAGCAAGAGGTCCAAGACTGTTAATAAAACCAGCAGACCAACGTGTCAATGCACCTTCGTTACCGCTAAGAATATCAAGTAATGGTTTAATGGTAGACAGACCTGTACGATCAGTTACTGAAGCACCAAAAACAAACCCTAATTTAGAGAAGAAATTCTCTACTCTAGCTTCACCTAACATATCAAAGTTATCACCAACATTAGCTGCAAGTGCTATCCAATCAGCAATTGGTCCCAAACCTTCGTAAGAATACCATTTACCATCTAGACCTTTAATGCTACGTTTTTGCCAATTTGAATTCTTCTGACGAGACATTTGTGACTCTTTATCGTAAAGACCATCACCAGTAATACGATCTTTCACAATAAGACCAACAGCACCTGTCACAGCTAATGTACCAATAGCTTTACGACCACGTGTCATATACTTAAGATCAGCAATTTTATTTTGCTTAGCAATAGTATCCATACTTTCAATATCGATATTACGTGCTTTAAGTAATTGATCAATACGCTCTTCGTTACCAAGTAGGTCGTCTAGTTTAGTATAGGCCAGTTCATTTACGTCACGTTGAAATGGTGTCCAAGGACCGTATTTACCCATTACATCAATTATGTTCATGCCCGTTGTAGGGAACATAAGGAATGGACGGAGACCAGGCATCATTTTAACAAGATCACCAACACCTGCTGCTAATGGTGTATCTAAGTTAAGAGCCATTTCACTGTTAGCATATTTAACAGCTTCGTCTTTTAACAAACCATTATCACCAAACATTTGCTTATAATATTTATCAGCAATAGGTTTAACGTTTTTCTTAGTGATTGGTTTACCTGATGCTATAAGTTCATCCATAGCACGGAATCTAGATTCAGCAGATGCATTAAATACACCAGTAAAACCATCCAATGCTGTCATAGCATTAGGACCAAATCTCAGTACAGGATCTTTACCAAGATCATTTAGCAATTCAATTTGATTTACAATGTACTGTAAACCATCATTACCATCAGCAGCCTGAGCACGTGCTGCTTCTTTAAGAAAGTCTAACTCACGTTCTGATTGTAGTAACAAATCAGTACGAGTAATAGAACGAAGTGAATCGGGTTCACGTGAAGCCTTTAAGAAAACATCACCAGCATAAGGTAATGCTTTACTCATAGTTTCTCCAATAGAACTATAAGCAACCCAACCTCGTTGCATAGCCTTTAGACCTTTACCAGATAATGCTGCACCAGCAAAATAAGAAATCGGTTGACTAACAATACCACCAAAGTTACCAGTAAGGGCTTGGATAGGGGTTTTAAAAGCAGATAGAATGTTGTTATAAACATTAGACCATACACCAGCAATTAACTTATTCTCTACTTCAGGGTTAAGGTTAACTATAGCCTTACCTAGATCAGTAGTCATTCCAGCGATGTAATTATTCATCTTAGTGATAGTATCAATACTACCATCAGTAAGTTCATAAGCCATCAAGAATTGATCCATCAACCGTGGTTGATTAGCTGCAATCTGACGCATTGTAGTACCAAACCTTTGAGAATCTTCAAAGATACGTTTAGCAGTTTCACCAGCTCCAAGTACAGTAGCTTCGTTATAACCTTCAATATTCTTAAATCCATTCTTCACTTGTTGAAGAAGATTCATCTTACGGTTTTTGTAGTACTTAGCAGAAGCAGATAATTGAGTGACATATTGCATCATATCAATGATCTTTTCTTGTGCTACTTCTACAGCTGCTGTACCATCCATCAAACGTGCACCTTCAGAAAGGTCTGAGATGCGTCCAGAAAGGCTTCCAGCAAGGATAGACTGTGCCCTTGCTACATCCATACTGGTAAGGTTACTTCCGAAGCCTCTGAGGGCTTTAGCGGCCATAGCAAAACCACCTTCTGCGAGGATCTCTTTACCGTCATCTGTACGAGTAATAAATGGTTCTAATACCTTCCTTACATCTGCCTTACTCATGCGTGGGTCAAATAATTGAATCGCAAGGTTTTCCCCTTCATCAATTACATCTTCAAAAGTAACCTTCCAACCGTTACCTTCCATACCAACACGACCAGCCCTCCTTAATTGATCAGCAAGACCAAGTACAATGTCTTGTGCCGCTTCACCACTGTTTAGGCTATACTTCAATGCTGGTTCAGAGATTACATTACCAAGTCTACCATAAACAGTATCTAAGTTTTTAGCAACACGTACTACATCTACACTAGCACCAACAACTCCAAAGTCATCAACAGTACGTATACCAATTTCAGTATAATCATACATGTCATGGATACCTTTGATTGGTTGATCCATAGCAGGATTCATAGAATAACCGTACATCCCCATCTCATCAAGAGCTTCCTCCTGTTTGATAGCAGAACGTGTTACAACATCTTCTGGGGTTTCACTAAGCAAGTTACTATCTGTATAATTTTTAATAACTTTTTCTTGTTGCTCTTCTGAAAGCTCTGCAAATGGTGTGCGAGTACGTAGTGTTTCTTCTCTAAATTGCTCATTTAGATTTTCACCTTGATCCCAAATACGTTGTGCTTTAGAGTAGTCAGAAGTATCAGGTTGCGCTGAATTAACCCATGCACGTGCTTGAGGTGTTTCACCTACAAGTTTATTAGATTTACGTAATGCACCTACAGTACCAGCAAGTGCATTAACAAATTTAACGCTACCTTGTGCTAAGTCAGTAACAAAACCAAGACCAATATCTTCACGGATGTTTTTCTGACGTTTCATGTCAGGAGAATCACTATCCAAAGTAGCCATGCTATCAGGAATAAAATCAAACGTTTTAGGGAACGCTTTCTTTAAAGTACCTGTAGCATTATCTTCTTCGTATTCACTGCTAACAAGACCTACACCTAAACCAGTTAAAGCTTCTACACCACGGTCACCGACAAACTGGACAAATTTATTCTGTCCAATCGACCAACCCACACGTGTGTTAGCAGCAGTACCAGCAGATTTTAAAGCACTACCACCAATTAATGTTGGTGTAATAACAGAAGATATTTGTCTTACTGCTTGGGCTGTTTCATTTTCAAACTTAGTAGGTTTAGGTATATTAACACCAGGAATCATGTTAATTGTTTCTACACCAAAGTCTACCAAACTTGTAGGTATAGCTAATGCAAATTCTGCAGAAGACCTCGGATCTTCAGCAAAACCAGGTAGTTCAGCAGCAGTACCTGTAGCCATTTGCCTGCGGTTCCATTCACCACGACTCATTCCTTTGGCTTCGTAAAAAGAAAAGTCTTTTGTTTTGTCGAATGGTTCTTCTTCTGTTTCTGGAGGTTCCGTAGATACCTCAGGTTGTGGAGCTTGTTCAGGCTGTCCTCCCGTAGGAGTAGAGGCTTCTTCTAGTTGAGTATCTTCAAGCTGTGCAGCCTCTTCTTGAAGCTGCATTTCAGCGTTGAATTCTGGAGATAACTCCATCTCACCTGGATCCTCCCTAAACATCTCGTTAGGATCGTATTCCATAGTTTAATTTAAAAGGGATTTTAATGTATCAATGTCTTGTTGTGTAATAGGTCGCATTAAACCACCTAAATGCAAGTGTGATTCATGATTTGGATCACCATCACCAGGACCAATAATTTCTTCAAACAGTCCTAAAGACCTCACTGCTTCTTTTAGTTGTCTGGTTTTTTCAATCGACTCCGCTCTAGTACCAACCCAATGGGTAATATCAAAGGCTTCACCATAACCGTGATAACTATTAGAAGAGTGAACAGGAGCAGTACCACCAAAAGCAGGGTGTTCTGCTACTTTAAATCCAAGGTCTTGAAACATGGAACCCGCTTGAACGTATTCTTGAGGGTTTTCATTGTAAATCATCGCACCAGTGAAGGATCTTTTAAATTGTGATCCACTTCTTAGTGCACCAGGTCTTTGAAAAGCACTCGTATCACCGGATGTTTGTGCTACACCTTGCTCTAATGCACGTCTCTTTGCTGCTTCACGTGTCTTTGCATCATAAATCATATTCTGAAATTCAGGACTTACGTTTGCATTTAAGTCTTTTGTTATTTGTGGTGGGTCAAGAGGAGGAAGGTCCAAAGCTTCAAGTTGTGCATTAATAATTGTAAAAGGATCAGGAGCACCACGCATACCAGCAATTGCCGCAACATCACGCGGAATAGTAAAACCAGGTTTACCGTAACCATTCATAATTGCTACTGCTTCTGCTTTGGTAATAATGCTTTCAGGTGTTCTTAAAACAACAGGTAGTGTTTTGTTTTTAATGTTATCTAAAAGTTCCTTATATCTACGGTTTGCTTTTTCTAATGCTGGTAAGTTATTTCCGTTAAGGTTGGGAAACTCTGAACTACCTCCAGCTTGATTAGGTTTACGATACCACAAATTATTTGGATCACGTGCACCATTTTTAACTTCGTCAGCTAATTGCATACCAATTGTAGTAGCTGCCGTATTAAAGTCCATACCACCTGCTACAGCTAAGTCCACACGTTTACGGTATTCAGCCCTCATACGACCTTGTAAAAAGACACTAGCAGGTGTATTAGGTTTGTTTGAACCGAAACTGGTTACACCATTAGCAATTGTTTTAAAGGAATCAGATTGATCTTTAAAAGTACCCGTAGTGTATTTCTTTTGTTGTTCTACAAAACGTGCACTTAAAACTTTAGCTGCTTCAGGGTCAATACCACTTAAAGCATCAACAGCTTCTTGTGTAATAAAACCATCAGGAATAGCTTCATACTCTTCAATAGCTTTAGCTTTTGCTACTGCTTCATACGTATAACTATTTGCATACTTTTGGATTGATTCTGGTATTCTACCATAAGTCTCCCTAAAAAATTGAACAGCAGCTTCAGCGTTAGCTTTACTACCATCTTCAGTTAAACCTTGTAAGAATTTTTTAGTATCTTCTTTATAACTTAATTCATCAGCTTGAACTTGAGCGGTACGATATTGTGTATCACCACGCTCTCTTGCTATCTTAATAGCACCCATTCTACCAGGGTTACTTTCAGCAAATGTTTTACCGACTTGACCATCAGCTGTATTTAACCTTACACTAGCAATCTGATCAAGTGTAAATAAATATTCACCATTAACACCTCTTGCAGTTGCTAAACCTTCATACCAATCAAGAGCGGCTGATGAACCCTTCTGCCTTCTGATAACACTAAATTGATCAGGTGCATTTTGAACAAATCCAGTAGGGTTTTGAGTTAAAATTGTAGTTGCATTAGCATACCGAGTTTCTTCGGTTAATTTTATCTCACGGTTTTGAGCTTTTGTTTGGATACCTTGGTTAACTCTATTAACAGCTGCTATCCCATCACGTATCATCTCAGGTTTGAGACCTATTACGTTAGTTTTTTGTATAAAGTCCCTTTGAAAATTAGTAACAAAAGCTGCCGTTTCAGCAGAGTTTAAATCACCTGCTTCTAATAAAGCTTTGTTTAGTTGTTGTGGGTAAAGATTAGTTAGGATATAATTACCCCTAGCTTGGTCTAATTTATAACGCCCATTACTATCTAAAGCTCTAGCCTTAGAAATAGCAAGGGGATTACCATTTTTAGCTTGTGCTACATCTAGTTCACTTTGACGTGCTTCTTCTGTAGCTGCTAATTCATACTCACCCAATATCTGTCGGATTACTGGATCAGAAGCTGGGTCAAGGTCAAACTCATTAACTGCTTGTTGAGCAAGTTCATCAGACTTTGCCTCTTGTATCTCTTCATATTTTTTAGTGGCTGTTTCACTAAATTCAGAAATACTCTCAAAGATTTTAGACTGAATGTTCTGATTTATTTCTAATTGGTTTCTAGCAGTCTGAGCATCCATCTGCATTTGACGCATCTCAGTGTTTTGATTCCGAGTTTGAATGTCAAAATTTCTTTGGCGATCAGCTTGTTCTGCTTGTTGGTTTGACCTTACTTCTCTACTGATACGTTCTCTTTGAGAAATATCAGCTTGAGCAGCAGTTCGCATACCTTGTATGACACGATTACTTTCTTCACGCATACGTGAGATAGCAGCATCACTTACTTGTTGTGGGGAGAAACCTCTAGCTTTGGCAGCTCCCCTATATTGAACTTGTTTTGCCATGGTTAGCTAAACCCTCCGTAGTTTGCGTTTAAGTTAAAACCACTTGAAGAAGAAATACCAAGATTTGGGCCACCAAAACCGCCGCCTCCACCAGTACTTCCTATATTAGACCAGTTGCTGTTATAACTTCCTCCACCAATACCACCTGCAATTGCTGTTGCAGATGAAGCTAATCCAGAAAATAGCGGAGCACTAACACTTTGCCTTGTAGGTGCTTGTACAGCTGCTGGTAATACTTTTTGAGGTTTAATAAAAATACGTTCAGGTGCTTGTTCAGGCTTCAATACTTCAGGTGGTCTTTCTGGTCTAATCATCATTGATGCTCTAGCTTGTACATCAGCAGCATAACGCTGTAAACCAATCTGTCTTAAGTTGCGTTGTGATTGCTCAACAGAACTAGATAAACTAGCATCCATAATAGCTGCGTTACGACCTAACGCTGCAATACTAGATTGTACTGCTTTATTACGTGAATTACCAGCTTGACCTAATGCAGCCCTACCTTCGTTCTGTAGCTGATCAACAAGCATACCTTGACGACTGAAAGCATCTTCAGTGTAAAGTTCATTTAATGCTGATTGTTCAGCTTCATAAGCTTGCTTTGATGCAAGATCATTATACGCAAGACGGCTTTCAGTATTGTCTACAGACTTACCGTATTGTTTGATTGCAGATAGGTACTGATACTCTTGAATCTCAGTTTGATACCTCCAGTTCCTTAGAGCAGTATCATACTCATACTGTCTATTCCTTTGGTAGTTTGCTACATCAACTTTGAATGCTGCCTTATTATATTCATTTGTCTCTTTGGCTGCATCTTCAGCAGCTTCCATTTGTTCTTTGTAAGCTTTTTCAGCTGCTCTATTAGCTTTATCGGCCTGATTTGCACCAAGTAAGCCAGTAATACCAGAACCAACAACAGAAGCAATAGCTCCAGCACCAATTACAATATTCATCTCTAGCCCAGATTCAGCTAGTTGTTCGTCTAATAGACTCCACCCTTTGGGATTGAATTCAATGTCAAACATTAAGACCTCCTATAAAAACGTGGGGAATAGTTACCTTCCCACATCATTGACACCAACGATACAGGGTATGGAAAATTACTTGTCACTTTTAATTCAAAATTAGTATTACGTTGATGGATAGGTACAGTAAATATGTATTCAGGTTTTACTGGATTAGTTGATGCTAAATATTCGTCAGCAATAGTAACATCTTTGACAAGAACCCACTCCTTAGAACTGTTTAACAGTGTCTTAAAAGTTAAAGCACCGTTTCTATTAGCAGATACTTTTACTCTAGCAATAGTTAATGCTGCTGTATAATCAGTAGTAGTAGCATCACGTCTAAAATAAAATTTAGGTAATGTTATATCGAGGTCATAGGGATAACCTACAATAATACCGTTAGCAAGGTTTGTCTGATCTTTTTGTACTTCAAAATAGTTGTTACTGCCATCAAACTTAGGCGTACCTTTTAAAGCAGTACCTTCTTCTGAACCAGGTTTACCGACTAATATAGTAGAGTGTACTTCAGAAATAGGTGTGAAAGGTACATATATTTTGGTTACATCGTTTACTGCATCATAAACTACAGCAGAACCACCCCCAAGATGTTGTGGTCTACAAGCAAAATCCAAACAAGGACTACCAGAAATGCTGCTTGCATTAGCTGTAACTTCTCCGGTTGGAATCTCATCTAGTGTTATTGTCTGTAGTGTGTATTCATCTTCATGTTGTATGATTAATGTTACATCATCATTCAGAATACTGGCCGATTGAATTGTACCATTGACTTGCCATTTAGTCCAAGCTTGAAATTGATTCTTTTCTCCATCATTATAGTATCTAAATAGATATGTATAAGATGAATGGTTATCAACTAAAACAGCTAGGGAGTTCTGAGGACTTACAATCAGATCGTTTACGGTATCAGGAATCCATTCTAAGACCTGCTTACTAATATCAACAACTGTAGGGTTCTCCTCAACACCTCTTAATTGTAAAGAAAATACCTTGCTATAAGTTGCCACTTTACTGACAAAAACAGCAGTCGTACCTACATCACGTGGTTCTATATTAGGATCCATTTCGTAGTTAGATATGGTTCTAATGACAGTAGTAGATGGTGTGAGGGTACTTGTGTCCGGTGAGAACACTTGAAATTGTTGACGTTCTCCAAATAGTGTCAAACCTTGTGGTGATGGTAGTACACTGAATAGTTTTACAGGACGTACACTAGATACACTAAGATCAATAGGGTCTGAGTCAATTTGTGTTAAAGCAGACTTTACAAAAAAATTATAAGGATCATTGGCAACACCAAAGATAATGTTATCTTCAGACAATACACCAAATCTATTGTTATAGAAAAAAGATGCTGTAATTGCACTGCCAATAAAGGAAGGGATAGGACTGGTTACATCATCTCCTGCAAGCCTATCCTTCCATGCAATGGGTCCGAAAGTAAATGTTGTTGCTCCTGTGTTAGATAACTCATGTGGCATAGTAGTACCACTGAGTCCAGGGCTAGCATCGCGAGCAACTGTTTCTTTCCAAAAACCACGCCCTCTATTTAACGTAGTATCATAAGCAACGAATCTAACATAGTAGTCATCTTCAGCAGCATCACTATTCAAAACTTTTACGTTATGACCAGTAAAAGATTCAAGAGGTAGTTTAGACACTTCAGTTACATCATCTTCAAATGCTTCTAGTGCTGTGTTATTAAGACCACCTCTAGCGTCTATTGAAAAGCCTACAGGAGTACCTGTGACTGCACTGTAATTAGTTATAACGTTGTTACTACCAGTACCACGTTTGATGACAATACTGTTGTTGTAACCTTCTAAATACCAGATACCATTAAAATCTGAGTTAGATGCGGTGTGCTGTGCTTCAATTACACTTTTAATTTTATCGATAAGATGATGGTTTGTATTAACATTAGCAGCATCATACAACAACATATCATCAAATGTTGTACTTGCTTGTGCGGTCACCTTAGCTTCAATACCTTGAATAGTAACAGTATATTCAAAAGAGTCTATAAGTGTAAGTAGTTTAAGTGTAGCAACTGACTTAGCAACAAACGTACCTGCTGCCTGCATAGCAGTTGTTACAGTTTTGTTTGTAATAATTGTTGTATCTTGAATACTACGGAAATGATAATCATTTTCATTAGTACCTGTTAGATATGTAGTATCAATAGCACCACCACCTGGAGCAGTCACTGTACACCAAGTACCTGTCTTAGTCCATACATAAATATTAGTACCTTTGATGGCTCCAATATATGACTGAGAAGATGATCGGTCAATAGAGAACCAGGTAGCATTATCTAATTCAGTTTTGGTAAAAGCTGTTCCATTCTGTTTTTTCAGATGATCAATAAACTTCATTCCAGGTCTTTTTAATAGACCATAAGTAGCATCAGGGTATCCGTTAATACACTCTGATACCTGACCTTCTAGTTTTTTGTCGTCATTTTGTTTAGAGACACCACCAAGAAAATTAGGTGTCAGTTGTGTTACTACTGGCATTATCGCATTAATGTATTAAAAGGACTGTAGCTTTTGTAAAAATTACCTTCTTGAGGTGCACCAAAGAAACTATAATCACCTTGATTACAATCATATTCTAGTGCCATAGCTCTAGTAAAAGCTTCTTTTTGCTGTAGCATTTGATATTGATTAGGATCACCTAATACTCTACTACAAAATACTACGGCTGCTCTTGATACAATATAGGATTGGATTGGTTTTGGTAGATATTCATACTCCCATTCCCAAACAATATCAAGATAAAAAGTTTCTCCGCTATCCCATACATCAGTATGTTCAATTGTATCGTAAAGGAAGCCTCCACGATTCACTGCATTACGTCCGTGATTTGCTGTGTAATCTTGACTAAGATCAACTTGAATTGCATTAGGAGGGATAGCAATTTTCTTTGTACTAGCATCAGGTTGGATACTTGTATAATTCCGTTCAATATTAAATGTCCAGCCTTCAGACTGTACTTCACGTGAAACTTCAATTAAAGTATTATATGCAATCGCAACTTCCGGGTTGGTTTGTGTTTCTACTTTATAAGAAACAACTGATTTAACTAAAGTTGTGCTGGCTACTGTTTGAGAAATATTAACAGTATAGGTATATGTCTCAGGTGTTGTACCTTGAGCAACAGCAGCAGTGGCAATAGATGTGTAATTGGCTACACCAGTACCTGTGATATAAGTACCAACAGCAATAGCAGGTTCTTCAGTGGTTAAAGTAGTACCACTAATAGAGCCTACGAATGATTCTGTAGGTTCCAGTACATATGTAGATTCAGTTGTTAGAGTGTTCACGGGAGCCTGACCAACTGACGCCAGGATCTGATTAACAGCTTGAAGCTTAGTGTTGGAGCCAGTAGTAGGAGAAGGCATAATTTGATAATGAGTATTATTCTCAATAAATAGTTAAAAAAAAGGAGCCTCCGAAGAGACTCCCGTATTACATAAAAATTAGAAGGTAGAAGGAGCAGAAGCACCAACATACAGCTCAACAGACGCAGCAGGGTTGAGATAATCACAGCCACAGGCCATGCGTCCCAGCATAACATCACCCTGATAAATCACGGAGACATCTCCACTGGTTACTTGAACCTGAGGACCAATTGATTCAACCATACCGGCTGCTTCTTTCTGGAAGATAAGTCCACAAGACTTAGATCCAAATTCAGTAGCAGTACCGTAATCGTTGTTGATTCCAGTTTGTGCACCAGAAGCATCTTCAAGGGTTTCACCCACGAAGTCACCAACGTTACCAGGTGCGGTTACACCAGTTGTACCACCGTAAGCAGTACCATACTTACCAAGGAACGGAATGTTCATTGACTTGTAGATCTTGATACCAGCGATTTCGATGATACCTTGACCGGACTGCAAGGTAGAACCTTGTACATCACGATTCACCAAACCATTAGTACCAACAGCTTGGATCAGTTCATAGTACTGACGGGGGTTCAAAACGGCCACACGGCCATCAGAAGAAACTCCCTTTTCGTCCAAAGCAGACGCAGCATCATAGAATGCAGTTACCAGGTTAGCAGCAACATAAGCATCAGAATCGTTAGTAGTAGCACCAACACGAATCTGAGTACCACCGGGCTCAACATAGTTAGTAGCACTAACAGGAGAAGCCTTACGTGCACCACGGGCAATAGCACGGAATGCAAGGCGGTCATACTTTTCTGCCAAGGCGTAGCCGATTTTACGACTAATTTCTGAGCGCAGATCGTAGTGAGCGAGAACTTCGTCAAGCTCATAAACGAAAGCGGAGCTGATCAAAAGGTCATCACAAGTGATGGTCTTCTCAGCTACTGGAGGAGCATTGTTGCTATCTCCAAGAATAGAATTACCAGGAGTATGGAATTCACTTTTGGTGCGTCCAGTGAAGATGAACTGCAAAGATTTGCCGTTCTTCAATGTACGCTTCATGATCAAATCCCTAGCGATTGTATTTCGCTGGAATCCTTTGAACATCTCACCTGAAAATAATTTCAAGTAAAGAGCACGGGTATCACCCGCCAAGTTAGCCTGTCCCAGCTGAGTTAGCTGAGCGGGGTTAACAGAAGATTGAAAAGCCATTTTAAAAAGAGAGTAATAATATATCGACTCTCAAAGATCTTTGAGTTATTTAATTTGTATTGTGGTCTATCCCACCGTCCAGACGGCAAAGGGTATCCGCGTACGGGCCAATGCCAATAGTGATGAGGGGAATTGCACCCCTCTTTAGATCTATCTCACTTGGTGTACTTTACACCGCGATAGCAATATGTCTTGCCTTGCATAGTATTCTCCTTTTAAGAAGATCTAACTGTCCCGTTCCATACAGCTAGTGTCATGCGTCCATTGATTTATTAAAAGATACTTCTAATACCATTCTATCTAAATCAGATTTTAATCTTATTAAAGCTTCTTGTTCTGAGGGATCACCACCAGGCCAAGTTTCTAGATATTTAGATACTGCTTTATGTGTTAAAACAATCCAAGTATCATTAACTGTTATTTGAAAGAATTCCATAAATCAATGAATGAACGGACGTATATTTATGCAAGGTCTAGTGGGAAATTGTGTGCATTACGTTCATGCATAACTTCCATACCCAAGCCTGCTCTGTTGAGTACATCTGCCCAGGTACTAATAACGTGAGTGTTATTATCAACAATAGATTGATTAAAGTTAAAACCATTTAGGTTGAAGGCCATTGTGCTAACGCCCAAAGCAGCAAACCAAATACCGACAACTGGCCAAGCAGCCAGGAAGAAGTGAAGGGATCTACTGTTATTAAAAGAAGCGTATTGGAAAATAAGCCGACCGAAGTAACCGTGAGCAGCAACAATGTTGTAGGTCTCTTCTTCTTGGCCGAATTTATAGCCATTGTTATGAGATTCAGTTTCAGTTGTCTCGCGAACGAGACTGGAAGTAACGAGTGAGCCATGCATTGCACTGAATAGTGAGCCACCAAACACACCAGCCACTCCAAGCATGTGGAAGGGGTGCATCAGGATGTTGTGCTCAGCCTGGAACACCAACATGTAGTTGAAGGTTCCAGAGATGCCCAAAGGCATGGCGTCAGAGAAAGAACCCTGACCGAAGGGGTAGACCAGGAACACTGCAGATGCAGCAGCAACAGGTGCGCTGTATGCAACAAAGATCCACGGCCTCATTCCAAGTCGATAACTAAGTTCCCATTCTCGTCCCATGTAAGCGTAGATACCGATAAGAAAGTGAAAGACGACAAGCTGGAAAGGTCCGCCGTTGTAGAGCCACTCGTCGAGACTTGCTGCCTCCCAGATTGGGTAGAAATGTAGACCGATGGCGTTTGAAGATGGGACGACTGCTCCGGAGATGATGTTATTTCCGTAGAGAAGTGATCCTGCAACTGGTTCTCTGATTCCATCGATGTCTACTGGTGGCGCGGCGATAAAGGCAATAATGAAGCAGGTGGTAGCAGCAAGTAGTGTAGGGATCATTAGTACTCCGAACCAACCAACATAAAGTCGGTTGTTAGTACTGGTTACCCAGTCACAGAAGTTGTCCCAAACATTGCTTTGGTTTTGTAATTGAATTGTAGTGGTCATTAAATTAATAGTGCATTGTGTTTTTGTTCTAGTAAGTAAGACCAGTTTAAAGACTTGGCTGTCTAGAGCTATGCAGGGAATTGCACCCTGCTTATTCTATTTAGCTTGGCCTGAAATAAGTTACCGTCGAATGCCACTCATCACTGCCGTTAGTATTGAAACTGTTTCCAGCTCCGGCAGGTGTGGTAGTACCTGAGTTGGGTATGACCGCGTAAGCAATCATCAATGAACTGCGATATGTGGTAAAAAAGCCACCGCTTCTTGAGCCAGAAGCAAAGCCAACAAGCGTCAATCCACTTGGAGCTGTGCAACTCGTGATCTGATCATCATCTAGATAACCACCTGAAATTTGCAGAGAATAATTCTCAGCAGTTCCTGTACTATCCGCATTACTCGATGGGACGACCGGATCACCTGAGTTGCCATCAGTAAAAGCGTAAGGATCGTTATTAAAATCAACGCTGACCGTACCTGTTGAGCACCTAAAGATCACCAACGCACCAGCTTCTGTATCACTATCAGAAGTGACAGAAACGGTGCCTTCGTTGCTTGTGGCAATCCTGACTTGTTCTTTATAACTCGGATCGTTATC